CATCGGTGCTTGGCGGGGATCGCTCGGCAGCATCCCCGAACACTTCGCGCTCTGCGACGGGACCAACGGCACCCCCGATCTGACGGGACGCTACCCGAAGGGTGCGACATCCTCGATCGGCACCACCGGCGGATCGACCACCACGCACACGCACACGACGTCCACGCACACGCACACGACTTCGACACACACGCACACCGAGACGGTCGGCAGCGCGGCGGCAGCCACGGCCAACGTGTCGGCCACCTCCACGGTGACGGTCTCGCTCGGTACGCACACGCACACCGCGGCGAACACGAACACGGCCACCCCGACGGTCGGCGCCTCGACCTCGGGCACCCTGAGTGCGGGTTCCGCAGAACCCGCGCACGAAGAGGTGGCGTTCATCCAACTAGTCGAAACGTTCACGCCGGAAGCGGAGCCGACGGTCGTGTGCTTGGAGTGGGACGAAGACGAGCATCTGCTACGCACGGAAGGCGAGGATGGGCCGCTGTGGGCGCCGGTGGTCGGGAAGTTCGATTGGGACGTGGACCGGCCGTTCACGACTGCGTTCGGCGTGAACGGCACCCGCTTCGTCACCAGCGCCGAACCGGGGGAGCGCAACCTGCAGATGACAGCAGCGGTCGAGAGTGAAGAGGATCTCGTCACCCTGCAGGAGGTTCTTGCGCGGCCTCTCGTGCTCATCTCTCCGTCGGACAGTACGGAGGTGTGGGGCGCGCCGATCGCCGAGAGTGTTCGGGTTGTGCGTGTCGGCCGGATCCGGCAGGTTACCGCCTCGTTCATCGGAACCGGTCCACAGCCGGGCCCTCAGGTCGATGACCTGTGAGGCGCGGCCAGAAGGGCGCACAGCTAGATGTCCGGCCGTTCGGCATAAGCGGACACGTGAGAGGATGACGGCGTGATCGTAGACGTCCTGAGGCCGACTGCCGACATGGCCGCTGGAGGGTCCTCCACCGTTCCTTCGGGCACCCTGGCCGCCGTCACCTCCGACAACTCCGATGCCACTTATGTGAACCTGCCGGATGGGTCTTCCTACTGGACGGTGCGGCTTGAACCGCACACCCCGACCGCGAACTATCAGCGGCATCAGGTGCGCGCTCGGGTACGTGCGCAGACCAACGCGGGAACGGCGAACCTGCCCGCTGGACTCGGTCTAGCCGATGGCACCGGGACGGTCGTTGAGACTGCCATCATCGCGGTCAGTTCGACGCTCGCGGATTATCAGACGGTTTGGTACACCAGCCCCGGTTTTGATCTGGACAGAGTTACGGCGCTGTCCGTCATGTACGCGGGCGGGGACCTGTACAACCCGGCCAGTGGCGCCACGGCGATGCGCACGATGGAGGTCTATGTCGACATAGACACCCGGGCGCGACCCGACTATGACGCTCAGGTCCGTGACAGTGCCGGCGTGGACCGTTCCGGCGGGACCGTCTCCGACACGAATCAGCCCGACCTGTACTTCGGCGCCGTCGGTTACGACGGCTTGCCCGCGTTGGACTGGCAGGTGTCCGTCGCCGATGGGACTGGCGACGTGTTCATCTCCTCGGGCTCGGGTACTCCGCCGACCTCGGTCCCGCTGTCGTCGGGTCTGGTAGATGGCGCGTACACGGCGACCTTCAGCGTTCAGTCGACTATCCGTGGAACGGACGCGTTCGAGCATGAGCAGGTCATCAGCTTCACGGTCCTGAATGTCATTCCCCCACCCTCTCCGCCCCTGCTCACCGTGGAAGCCGAAGGTGACGGGTACCGGCTGACATGGGCGAACCCGGGTGGCCAGACATGGGATGACGACTATGTCGTGGCTGAGGTCTGGCGGGATGACTGCACCGGGTCGGCCAGGATCGCCGTGCTGGCCGATGCGCTCGATGGCACGTATCTGGACCTGGCGATTCCTCAGCTCGACTCGACGACCGAGATGGTCGATGACGAGTGCACCGAGGTGCCCGAAGAGTGTGACCTGACGTACCGGGTCCGGTACTGGGGTTACGTCTCGACCACCGTCACCATCCCCGCCAGCATCCCCGTGGGGTTGATCCTCGGTTGGCCGAGCACGGCGGCCAGCATCCCGTCAGGGTGGCTGAGGGTCACCGATTACGACGGCTATTTTCCCCGTGGGTCTTCCGGGACAGGTGCACCTAGTACCACTGGCGGCAGCGCGTCACACTCGCACACGACCCCTGCGCACACGCACACGATCGCCTCGCATCAGCACACCATGCCCGCGGCCACCGACACGGACAACACGTCGACAACGACGGACCGGTTCAACGGTGCCAACACGGCCACCGTCAACCAGTCGCACAGCCACACGCTGCCGCTGACGAGCGGTTTCTCTTCAGCCGTGGCGAGCGGCTCGACTGCGGCAGGCACGGACACGCAGACCAACTCGCCCCCGGCCAGGGAGGTGATCTGGATCCGGTCCGACGGCTCAGCGGTCGTGTACCCGATCGGCGCCCTGGGTTGGGCGACCGAGAGCGTCTCAGGCTGGACTGCGGATAGCTCCTCTTCTGGCCGCTTCCTCAAGGGCGCGGCGGCTGCGGGCAACGGCGGGGCGCAGACCGGCGGTAGCACGCATGGGCACGCGATTGACTCGCACACGCACACATCTCCGTCACATGATCATCCTGATGGCACGACCGGACTGTCCGGACCGGCATCCCCCACCGAAGCGAACAGTGGCGGGAACACACCTCCATGGCATGGCAGGCACGTGCACCCGGTGAACATCGTGGGCGGGACGGTAGGCACCATCCAAACCCTGTCGGGGGGCGTCACCGGAACGGGCACCATGGAGCCGTTGAACAGACGGCTGAGGGTGCTACGCAACACCGGTAACGGTGCACAGACGCGCATCATCGGGTTGTACAACGGCACCGTTGCCGCACTGCCGTCCGTGCTGACATTGTGCAACGGCAGCAACGGCACGCCGGACATGCGCGGTTGGTTCGCGCGTGACATCGGCTCCAACGCTGTCAACTCGACCGGGGGTGCGGCAACGCACACGCACTCGACCCCGGTGCACAGTCACGGCGGAGTAGTGACGCACTCGCACACGATCAGTGTCGGTATCTCGCAAACTGCCGATCATCTACGTGACACAGCCGGCGATCTCGGCAACGTACCGACCGTTGACCATGTGCACGACTCCGACGACACGGGCCCTGTCCTGGCCGCCGTCTCCGACTCAGGCTCCGGCACCACCGGCAGCGCCGATCACACCCCGATCTACAAAGAGGCGCACTTCGTCCGGCTTGAAGGCACGGTCGACGGCGGAGCGCTGGCCACGCCTGAGCTGAAGACCAGCGAATACGCGGAGGCCACCGTGCCGGCGTTGGCGTTCGGTGACGATCTTGACCGCCTCAGCACGGCGGAGGGGGTCTCCCTGAGCGTCGCCACGCAGCGCAGCAGCAACTTCCCCCGTCTCGTGGTCGATTCGGTTTCGCTCGATGGCGGAGTGCACACCGTGTCCACGTCGATCAGGGGTGAGGACCTGCAGTTGGTCATCGCGGTCGAAGGCAAGGATGCGATCGATGAACTCGAAGAGCTTCTCAGTGAAGATCGGGTCTACTGGGCGCCGCTCGGCGGGACAGCGGGATGGTTCGCGCCGTCCGGCTGGACTGTCGATGGGCCGGCGCCGAACGTGAAGGTCCTCAGCGTGACCATGGTGCGCCAACCCTGGCCGACAACTGTCGAGCCTGAAACCCTTTTGTAACTGTGAGCCGGAAACCCTTCTATGATCATCACAGGAACGATCACGGGACGGGTGTGAACTAGATGGTCTCAAGATTCGATTCAGCGCGGCACCAAGCCGCGCTGGACATGCCGACCGGGTACCGGCGATGGTTCGAGGTCACCGTCACTCGGGCCGGCGTCAGTGAGGTACTGGAGCCGGTCTCCGGGTCACTGACACAGGACAAGCGGCGCAACGGCCGATGGGACGGGCGGCTGTCTTTCGTCGGCACTGATCTCATGCCGACGAGCCCCGGTGACCTGTTGACCCCGTTCGGATCGACGGTCTCCGT